CCTGCCTATCCTGCCTATCTTGCCAGGTCGGTATATCCTGCCTAATCCCCCCAATCCCCCCAAGCTGCCGTCAGGCTGTAACCTTGGCGTTCAGAAAATTTCAAACATAGCACACGCATGGGGGGTGTACTTCTGTACCAAAAATAAAAAAACTCCGCTTGTCCCTATTAGGAACCTGTGCCATGATGGGGGGTATGGACGCAACAGAGAAGCGGATCATGCTGGCGGGGATTAGGGCGGTTGCTCCTTCTGGGTTCAGTAGGTCGATCCCCGAGTGGTTCCGGCGACAATGGCCCGAGTGGGAAGAGGAGCAGAGAAAGCTGGTATTCTGGGTCGTCCTCGACATGCTGTTCAGGGGTGACGTAGAAGGCGAAGTCTGGACGGAATTCATCCACTGGGCCAAGGACAACGTGACGAAGGACAGCCTGAAGTGGGTCAACAAGGCATTACGACACTTTGACGCGGAGAAGCTATGGGAGTTGTGAGCAAGAAGGATTACCGCAAGAAGTATTTAACGCGGGCAACCTTCGACGACGGAGCCAAGGGAGTGGCTCTGGATATGTTTGCAAAGACTGGGCGACTAACGGATGCCGCAATGGTCGCTGGTGTGAGCGGGACGACAGTTCGTTCCCACCTGGAGCAAGACCCGGACTTTGCCCAGGCATGGGAAGCCGCTCGGCAGGAATACGCCGACTACGTCACTGGCCTGATAGAAGAACGGGCCTTCAAGGGCGTAGACGAACCCATTATCGGTGGGAAGTTCCGGGATCAGGTCGTTGCCCACAAGAAGGTCTTCAGCGACAGCCTGGCGATCATGCACGCCAAGCGGTACGTGGAAGAGTACCGCGAGAAGCAGCAGCTCGATGTCAGTGTTGCCGGTGGTGTCCTTGCCGTGGCGTCCCCGATGCCGAACAGCCCATCCGGTCTGGAAAAGTGGAAGAACCTTTATGCTGGGGAGTATGAGCCAGGCAGTATCAAGCCTGAAGCTCCCCCACGATTACCGGAGAAGCCTGATGAACGACCGAATGAAGGGGCCGGAGAACTCCCATCTGAAAGTGGGTCCACCGTGCCGAGTGAATGTCCGCCTGTTCAAGAATCCCCAGACTGGGGTGCAGTGGGCAAACGTGCGAGTCCACTCGGGGAGGAAGCCGGACCTATGCCGGGAGGGGAACGTCCAGATGCAGGGAAGCACGACGGAGATCACCCGTAAAGTGGGCTGGCTGGCCGGTGGGATTGCGGAGACGTTGTGCGAAGATTACGGCGACAGCGTAGAGCCTTCGGAGATTTCCCGACTGGCGGTGGAGTGTTACGGGGAAGGCTGGAAGGAAGTACATGGCTGACATTCTGCCGGTGGACAAGAAGGTCTACTGGGAAGAGCGGGAAGACGGCCTACGGCCCGTCACATACGACCGCAGCAGTGGGAAATACGAGGATGTAGTCTGGACCCCACTGGGGGGGTCACAGGAGGCGTTTCTTCGTATGCCGTTGTTCGAGGTATTGTATGAGGGAACGAGGGGACCGGGTAAGACGGATGCGTTGCTGATGGATTTCTGTCAGTTCGTGGGCCGTGGTTACGGTTCAGACTGGCGGGGCATTTTGTTTCGCCGGACGTACCCTGAGTTGGGGGACGTGATTGCTAAGTCGAGGAAGTGGTTCCCACAGATATTTCCGGGGGCGAAGTACAATGCGGGCGAGCATTACTGGACGTTTCCTGATGGTGAAACTTTGTTGTTTCGTCATTTCAAGCAGCCGGACGATTACTGGAATTATCACGGCCATGCTTATCCGTGGGTAGGTTGGGAGGAGTTGACGACCTGGCCCACGTCCGAGTGTTACACGTCGATGTTCAGTTGTGCGAGGAGTGCAAATCCTTCGATACCGATTCGGGTACGGAGTACGACGAACCCGTATGGTTGTGTGCCGTCTGGCGACGTATTGACGGTGGACCGTAGTTGGGTTCCGATATCTGACGTTGTTGTGGGCGAGCGGGTATGGAGCGTGGGCCGTGGCGGGGAGTTGGTACAGGCTGGCGTCGAGGAGGTTGTTCAGAAGCGTTGGCGGGGTCGGATGTTGAAGAGGGTGGGCCGTGGGCTGTGCATGGAGTTCACAGAGGACCATCGTTTTCCGGTATTGGATCGGGATCATGTTGAGCATCGTATGGAGCGTTTTCAGGACATGCCGAGTTCTGTGGACATTCGTCGGACGTGTACTCCATCGAGCGGTACGGGCGTGGAGATGTTGTTTCGTCCATTGGACCCGGAGTTATCTCGTGGTCAGCGTCGTCCGGTGGGTAAGTTGACGGCGTTGCAGTACGCGCGGTTAGCGGGCTGGGTAATTTCGGAGGGTTATGTTCGGTCAGATCGCAGGGGTTTTCGGATAACTCAGGAGAAGCCTGACAGCAGGCCATTGATTGAGTCGATGCTGGACGACTGTGGTTTTCTGTGGAGTTACGACGGGCATCACTATAACGTGAGTGAGGCGTCGTGGGCCGCTGAGGTCGAGCGTCTTGGCTACAGTCACGAGAAGCGGATACCCAGGGAGTTGCTGGCGTGCGGCACGGACGTGTTGCGGGTATTGCTGGACGCTTTATTTTTTGGCGACGGCAGTCGGAACGTGTACTACACGTCGAGTGAGGGTTTGGCTGGTGACGTGGCGGAGGTGGGCATTCGTCTGGGTCATTCGGCGTACATTTCGGAGCGGCACAACAGCTTCGAGGTCCATTTGTCTCATCGCAACGTGGTGAACTTGCGGACTGGGAATCAGATATATGTCAGGGGCGGGAATGACCGTCAGATGAATTGCGTGGGCCGTGATTTCGACGGCGAGGTGTATTGTTTGTCTGTTCCTGAGACGGAGACATTTTTCATTCGTCAGGGTGGTTGCGTGTGGTTGAGTGGTAACAGCGGTCACTCGTGGGTGAAGCATCGTTGGCGTTTGCCGGTGGGTCAGGGTCGGATGGTGAGTGAGATCATCGAGGACTCGTTGGACAAGAACGGTGATGTCGAGCCGCCTCGTGCTGCGGTGAAGGGGCACATTAAAGAGAACCATGTTTTGTTGTATGCCGATCCAAGCTACATCGCTCGGATACGGAGTGCGGCGAGGAATCATGCGGAGCTTGAGGCGTGGTTGAACGGTTCGTGGGACATTGTTGCTGGCGGGATGTTCGACGACACGTGGGATCGGAACGTGCATGTCTTGCCGGGAATTCCGTTGCAGTTGATTCCCGAGGGTTGGCGGATTGACCGGAGCTATGACCACGGCCAGAGCAGGCCGTTCAGTGTTGGCTGGTGGGCTGAGAGTAATGGTGAGCCGATTGAGTTTAACGGTAAGAAGTACGGCCCAGTTCGCGGCGACCTGATTAGGATTGGCGAGTGGTATGGTTGGACTGGTGAGCCGAACGTGGGGATGCGTATGTTGTCGAGTGAGATAGCTCGTGGGATACAGGAGCGAGAGCGTCAGTGGGGGATCGAGGGCCGTGTGAAGATTGGTGTGGCGGACGGTTCGATCTTCGATCATTACGAACCGGGGTTGAGCGTAGTGGGTGAAATGCGGAAGCAGGGGATCGACTGGTACGCTGCGGACAAGAGTTCGGGGAGTCGCAAGCAGGGTTGGCAGCAGATGCGTGAGCGGCTGAAAGCGGCGTACCCAGCGAAAGAGGGGGTGCGAGAAGAGGCGGGTTTGTTTATTCTTGAGACTTGCGATCAGTTTCTTCGCACCGTTCCAGTATTGCCCAGGTCGGATCGTGATCTGGACGACATTGATACGGATGCCGAGGATCACATTGCGGACGAGGCGCGATACCGGGTCCGTTTCAAAACCAGACGTATGCGTCGAGGTAGTTGGAAATGAAAAAGGCCGGACCCGATACGGTATCAGCGGCGTATTCTCACATGGCTCCATTGTGGGACAAAGTATCTTCGATACTGGGTGGAACGGAGACGATGAGAGGTGCAGGTACGTTGTATCTGCCGCAGCATGATCGAGAGAGCAATGCTGCGTATGACGAACGGTTGAACAGGACCGTTTTGATAAATACGACGGAGCAGACACTGGGTGGTTGGGTAGGTCGTCCGTTCGCCAAGCCGATGCAGGTGAACGCGGACATGCCGTCTGAGTTGGTGGACCTGTTGCCGGACGTGGATCGTCAGGGCAACGACCTCGATGTGTTTTGCAGGAACTGGTTTCGGGATGGGTTGGCGAAGGGCTTCAGTCATGTGCTGGTGGACTTCCCGGCGTTGGTGGGAGATGGCCCACGTACATTGGCGGACGACAGGTCGGCTGGACTGAGGCCGTACCTTGTGCATGTGCCGCCGGAGAACATTATTTCGGCCCACTGTGAGGTGATGGACGGCGTTGAGGTATTGACTCACGTTCGGGTTCACGAGCAGCAGATTGTGCGGGATGGTTTTGAGGAAGCGGTGATTGATCGCATCCGGGTTTACGAGCCTGGTCTGGTGGAGCTTTATGAGAAGCGTGGGACCAAGGGCCGCGAGGACTGGGTGGTTGTCGAGAGCTACAACTACGACCTGCCGTACATTCCGCTGGTGACGTTTTACGCACAGCGTGAGGGCTTCATGTTGAGCAAGCCTCCGTTGCTTGATCTCGTGAACATGAACATTGCTCACTGGCAGAGTCAGTCGGATCAGACAGCGGTGTTGACGGTGGCTCGGTTCCCGATGCTGGCGTCGTCAGGGATGATGGACGACGACGAGGTGGTGGTGGGTCCGAACCAGTGGTTGGCGACTCGTGATCCGGCGGGACGGGTTTACTATGTGGAGCATAGCGGCAAGGCGATCAACAGTGGTCGTTTGGACTTGTTGGACCTTGAAGAGAAGATGGCGAAGTACGGGGCCGAATTTTTGACGAAGAAGCCGGGTCGTCAGACGGCGACAGCGAGGTCTTTGGATTCGGCTGAGGCGGTGAGTCCGTTGCAGGACATGACGCACAGGTTTGTGGACTCGGTGAATCTGGCGATGCAGTATGCTGCGGACTGGATGGGTCTGGATAGCGGCGGCACGGGCGATTTGAATACGGACTTCGGCCTGAGTGGTTCAGACGGCGGTGCTTTGACGGCATTGTCGAATGCCCGTCAGAGTCGGGACATTTCACGCGAGGCGTACTTGCGGGAGTTGCAGCGATACAACGTACTGGACAGGTCATTTGACGTTGACGTTGACGGCGAGCTATTACGTGACGAGCAGTCACTGGCTGGGCTATCCACTGAGGTCTTAGTAGAGGAAGACGAAGATGAAAGTATTTAGTCGAGGGACTCATCCCAATCAGCAACATGCGATAGCTGAGGGTGCAGCTAACACGGCCACGACGATCACGATTGCTGCGAACGCGAATGAGTTCTGGGCCTTGGACCAGGTCACGTTCTCGGGCAGTGCTGATCCCGATGCGAACGTCACGCTGACGATCACTTTTGGCACGACGGTGGTTTTCAAGCACTTCATTACTGCTGGCGGTGTGGGTCCAATCGAGCTGGGCGGACTGGCCACTGGCGACAAGAACGAAGCCGTAACGATCACAGCCTCGGCGGCTGGGACCGACAAGAAAATAAATTTGAGCGTTGCCTACAGGTAGTGCCAGAAGGATGCCGCAGATGTCCGATGTGTTTAACTACGGTGGTAATTCAGGTCTGTCTGGGATACCTGGAACGGTGGCTCAGGGCTACGAGACTGATCTAGTCGAAGTCGTCAAGGAGAAGAAAAGTCGCCGCAAGTCGATTGACCTGAACGTGGTCTGCCCGATGGCGGGTAAGTTCTTCTGCTTGTCCGATTGGAAAAGATCAGTCAGTCGTCTTCCCTTGGAACGAAGTCATGTGTTGGTGCATGACAACGGGAACAATCCTAAGTTCAGCGAACGTGTGTTGTCTCACTGCCAGAAGACTTTTGACAGCTACACATTCGTTCGGGACAAGAATCCCCACATCCCGGAACACCTTCGACACGACTGTCCGTCGTTGAGTGCGAGATGTGATGCTTTCTACAGTCACATCTACGAGAACCTGATCAACCACAGGTTGCCTTTGTGCCTCAACCTTGAGGACGACGTTGTTATCCCAGATGACTCTTTCCAGAAGCTGCATCACGTTATTCAGGACGAGGCGATAGGTACGGTGATCGGTCAATGCAATGACCGCCGTGACTTTGTGTATCGGGGTAGCACGAGTTCGATCTCGGTGGACTTTGACGTTAGGGCACGCATCGGCGTACAGCCTGAATTGGAAGTTTCCGTAATCCATGTGCCGGAGAAGGCGAGGGGGGTTGACTGCATTGGTGCGGGCCACATGGGACTATGGCTGACGAAGACGGAAGCCGTTCGCAGCATTGGGGTCGGTCGACAGCAGTACAACGGGTTGAGCGGAACGGACATCAACTGGGGGTTTGCTTTGAATTCCGCCGGACTCGATTTCGCCATTGACTGGTCAATTAAGATGAGACACTTGTTTAAGGATGCTCACGGTAAAAAGCAGTCATGCTGATTCTGGAAAAATGCAGGTTCGTGAGGGTGGCGAAGACAGGCACTCAGTATTGCACTAAGGCAATACTGGACGGCTGTGAGAGCATTCCTCGTGAGCTTGGTGGTCGGGAAGAGTATCACGCTCCGACATCGAGGGGTCCGCAGTTACCTGCCTTTGGATTCGTCCGGCATCCTTTGACCTGGTATGAATCTTACTGGAGACATCGGATGTCTACCGGCTGGGACTACAGTTCAGTGATAGATGAGAAGTGCAGGTCGGACGACTTTTTGGTTTTTCTGGAGAACGTGCTTTCAAAATTACCGGCTGGCTACTTGGGGCGTACTTTCGAGGCGATGTTGGGAGCGAACTATGTGGACTGTCAGTTCGTAGGTCGATTTGAGAACTTGACGGCGGACTTGGTTTCGGCCTTGTCCTTTTTCGGTGAGCCGGTGTCCGTCCGAAAAATACTGGCGTCTCCTCCCAGGAACGTAGGTGATCGAAAGAAATTTCCCGTCGTTGCGTTGCCGGATGAAATCTCGGAACAGTTAGTCTCTTTTGAGCGTGATCTGGTAGCTCGGTTCTACGCTAACTGCAACATACTAAAACGAGTCCTTGTGTGACTGACGCCAACCAGCAATATCTCGATCTTCAGTTGCGATACCAGCACCGGCTTCGTCGGCTGGCGAGCCGCATACTGGGCCGATCCATCGAGTTGGTTTCATTGTCGGACAAAGAACTACTGCGGCGTATGCGTAAGACACTGCCGGTATTGCGTCGGGGCAAGTTCGACTTTGCGTCCCGTCGATACCTTGCACTGATGGAAGAACTTCGTCGTCTCCGTGAGTTGCAATTGCGGCAGGCCTGGGAACAGGCCCAGAAAGAAATGAAGGAGTTCGCCTACGCGACACAGGACAAAGAGGAAGAGAGGACGTTGTTTGCTCTCCCTGTAAAGATTCCGATCCAGCGGATACCACCTACAGTGCTGCTCGCGGTGTTTGGAGAGCCTTTTGCTGGCGGGCCACTTCAGGCGAGGACATTTTCTCAATGGCTGGGTTCGATCCAGGCAACGGACTTTGATCGAATCCAAGCAACTGTGCAGGGTGGAATCGTCCAAGGTCTAACCACCCCACAGATCACTCGGTCGTTGGCGGGTACTAAGAAGCGAGCTTATTCAGACGGCGTTCTGGCGAACACCCGGAGGAACTTTCAAGCTGTTCTGGGCGCGGGAATCACTCATATACACAACAGCGTTTCCGAGAAGTTGTGGACCAAGAACCCGCAAGTGTATCGGTACATGCAGTGGGTTAGTGTTCTGGACGGCAGGACATCGGCGGTATGCAGGGCGAGGGATGGTAAATTCACTCCGATAGGCGATAATATATTGCCGAAGAATCTACCTGTGTTATCTCCTCCGGCGTCCAGACCTCCGGCCCATCCGAACTGCCGTTCGATAGTTGTGCCTGTATTTGACGCCAAGGGGCTTGCGGGCATTGTCAG